ATCTCATCTCGAGGGGAGGAGAACCATGGTTGCGCCTAAGGGAAGTACGGGTGGCGTACCCAAAAGTCGGAGTGGTCCGGCTCAGACTCCTCGCGATCGTGAGAATCAGCTCGTCTCGATGGCCTACGATCTCGCCGAGAAGCGAATGCAGGAGGGAACTGCGTCAGCTCAGGAGGTTTCGTTCTTCCTGAAGATGGGTTCCTCTCGCGAGGTGCTGGAGCAAGAACGTATTCGAAACGAGAACGCTCTTGCTCAGGCCAAGATCGAGCACATGGCTTCCATGCAGCGTCAAGAAGAGCTCATGGTCGAAGCTCTCAAGGCCATGCGCGAGTACAAGGGCGTCGAGACCAACGAAGAGCAAGGTGACTATGACGGTTAGGACGTATTCCGAGCTGATTCAGTTCAAGACTCACTTGGAACGGTTCCGTTATCTCTCGCTTCAGTCGACAGTTGGCGAACCAACCTTCGGTCATGACCGTTGGGTGAACCAACAGTTCTACAGATCGACCGAGTGGAAGAGAACCCGTCGGGAAGTCATCGTTCGTGACAACGGCTGCGACTTAGGAGTCGAAGGTTACGAGATCCACGATCGGATCTACGTCCATCACATGAATCCGCTAACACCTGACGAGATTTTTGAAGGTGCTCGGAGCATCATGGATCCGGAGTTCCTGATCACGGTCAACCTCAACACACACAACGCCATTCACTTCGGCGATGAGAGACTCCTCCCCCGTCCCTTAATCGAGCGAAGGCCTGGCGACACGAAACTGTGGTAATCCAGGGAAGGAGGAACATGGGTATCAACAACATCAGTGCGTTGATCGACGGAAGCGTCGCGGACAGCCACGACGAGACCGACGTGCCGGCCGCTCTCGAGCGGAAGACACACGATGGCGCAGGCGATCTGACCGCTCTGCCGCCGAGCGACTTCGAGGAGGTCCCCGAGTGACCGCCGCGCCGATCAAGTACGACTTGCCCATCGCGAACTTCATCGCAGGGCTCGACGCAACTGGTCACGTCACCCATCGCAACTACACGAAGAAGTCGGTGACCTTCCATCACAACGGTGGGCGGCTTTCACTCGCCGGCATCCTCGAAGTCTGGAAGACTCGGCCGGCTTCGGCGCACTTCCAGTCTGATGCTGCTGGTCGCATCGGTCAGTACGTCGGCGTCTACGAGTACGCCTGGGCCACCGGCAACACACAAGGCAACATCGAGTCGATCTCCATCGAGATGGCCGACAAGACTCTCGCTCCGACCTGGATTGTCGACCCGGTCACCTGGCGCGCCGCCGCTCGTCTCGCGGGCTGGCTGTTCGCCAACGTGATCAAGGCCGCTCCGACCCGGAACAACGTCTTCGTCCATCACCACTGGAAGTCGACCGACTGTGCCGGCCCGTACATCGATCGGATCTTCAACGACCTGCTCCTCGAGGTGCAGGCCTGGTACAAGATCTTCACCACACCGAAGCCGGTATCATCCGCCGGCGATCTGGAGGACATCATGGCTCTGTTCAACTCCGTCGAGGAGTACATCGAGGCGACGGCGAAGGGAACCGAGCGCGGTGTCGATCGCTACGTCAAGCGGTTCCTGACCAACAACTCCGGCACCGGCGATCTGTACATGGACGAGGTCAAGTCCTTCCGTTCGGTGCTGCTCGGCAAGCTCGGCGAGATCGCCAACTACCTCAAGCCGAAGGCCTGAGGCTCAACGTTCAAAATGGTAGAGAATCGAGGGAGGTGACCCAATGAGCGACAGCATTCTACAGAGCACGAAGAAGATTCTGGACATCGAAGAGTCCTACACGGCCTTCGACTTCTCGGTGATGACTCACATCAACACCGCCTTCTCCAAGCTGAATCAGCTTGGCGTAGGTCCGGAGGCAGGTTTCGAGATCTTGGATGAAACAGCGACTTGGGACACCTTCCTCGCTGCCAACCCGAAGTACAACATGGTGAAGACGTACGTCTACTTGGTGGTTCGGAGCCTCTTCGACCCACCGCAGTCGTCCATCGCCAACACCATGATGAAGGAACAGATCGAACAGTTCGAGTGGCGACTCAACGCTCTCCGTGAGGAGACCGATTGGGTCGACCCGACTGTGATCATCACTCCCTGACGCAGTTTTCACCGGGTGTCGGGTTTTTTCAAACGAGAGGAGGTAACCGTGGCAGATCCTAGTCGCCTCGAGCTGGTGATCGTCGCCATTCCGAGTGACGACGACCGAACCTGGAAGGTCTCCAGCGAGAAAGTTCCACACATCACGCTGTTGTATCTCGGTTCCCCTGATTGGGATGGGAATCAGATGGCCGAAGTAGCTTCATACGTGCAGCACGCGGCCGCAAATTTCCATTCGTTCGGGATGTCGGTCGATCATCGTGGCGTACTCGGCGATCAATCCGCAGATGTGCTGTTCTTCAACAAGTCTTGGTCGTTCAAGGAGCTCGAGCGATTCCGTTCGCAGCTTCGCGCCAACCAGGACATCGACAAGGCATATCTGTCGGCGGATCAGTACCCGTCATGGACGCCTCATCTCACGTTGGGGTACCCCGAGACCCCGGCGCACAAGGACACGAACGACTACCCCATTTCTTGGGTGAACTTCGACAAGATCGCCATGTGGGTTGGTGACTCCGAAGGCCCTACGTTCAAACTCAACGAAGATCGTGGCCTGGAGGTCGCTATGTCGCAGGAACTAGGCGCTAAGGCGATCGAGGAAATCCTCGAGCACCACGGCGTCAAGGGCATGAAGTGGGGCGTACGGAAAGACAAGAAGTGGACCAAGACGATTTACTCGGTCCGCGGCGCTGTCGCTTTGCACAACCATGTCGCCCACAAGATGAATAACGGATTGATCGACAAGCACAACAACGATCCCCGTTGGAAGGGCAAGAACCTCAACAAGAACAAGAAGCTGAACGATCTCTACTACAAAGAGTACGAGAAGCTGAACGACCGCGTCTACAAGCAGGCGGTCAACGAGGTTTACGGCATCAGTCCTTCCGGCACCAAGCGGGCCGTCTACGTCAACGACTCGCAGGGTCCTCGCATCGAAATTCGAGACGTGAATGCCCGACATGCAGACCCCATCCCTCAGCCGGATCTCGTGATCAAGCTCAAGCTCGACGCGAACGGATTCGTCACGGAATCCAACCTGGCCGAGGAAGGCGTCATCGAGCACTACGGCGTCAAGGGCATGAAGTGGGGAAAGCGGAAGAGCCGGCAGACCGAGCCGAGTCATCCCGACTCCCAGCATGTCACCGATATTCACATGCGGGTCAAGGCTCAGAAGACAACTCGCCCTCTGAGCAACAAGGAACTGCAGGACGCCATCACTCGGATGAATCTCGAGCAGCAGTATTCGAGACTGTCCGGTGGGATCGATCGCACCCGGGTTCAGAAGGGCCGCGTTCTGATCAGCAAGATCCTTGCTGACTCCGGGAAGCAGGTTGTGGGTCAGACGGTCACCAGTCAGCTCAAGGGACTCGCCGACCAGGCGACCAAGAAGTAGGAAGGAGGTTAGCGATGAGTTTGTCGAACACAGCGACACCGATCTATTACGGTCAGTTCCGTGATGCGGTTATTCGTGGTGAGATTCCCGTTTGTCGGGAAGTTTCCATGGAGATGAACCGGATCGATGCGCTCATCGCTAACCCCAATATTTACTACGACGACAAAGCAGTGAATGGCTGGATCGCATATTGTGAGAAAGAGTTAACGCTCACTGACGGTGGCGATCTATATCTACTCGACTCATTCAAGCTGTGGGGCGAGCAGATTTTCGGTTGGTACTACTTTGTCGAACGTCAGGTGTACGAACCTGGTGCTGACAACCGTAGTGGTAAGTACGTCACTAAGCAGGTCAAGAAGCGACTGATCACCAAGCAATATTTGATCGTTGCCCGAGGTGCTGCCAAGTCGATGTACGCGTCATTCATTCAGAACTATTTCTTGAATGTCGACACTACCACTACGCATCAGATCACAACTGCTCCAACAATGAAGCAGGCCGAAGAGGTCATGTCCCCTATGCGCACGGCTATTACGCGCGCGAAGGGTCCGCTCTTCCAATTTCTCACCGAAGGATCTCTGCAGAACACAACCGGATCACGAGCCAACCGAGTTAAGTTGGCCTCGACTAAGAAGGGCGTCGAGAATTTCTTAACCGGTTCGATCGTTGAAATTCGACCTATGTCGATCAACAAACTGCAGGGTCTTAGAACCAAAATCTCCACCGTTGATGAATGGCTTTCTGGAGATCTCCGGGAAGATGTTATTGGCGCCATCGAACAGGGTGCTTCTAAGCTTGACGACTACATCATCGTAGCCATCAGCTCGGAGGGAACCGTTCGAAACGGCTCCGGTGACACCATCAAGATGGAGCTCATGGAGATCCTCAAGGGCGAGTACATCGCTCCTCATGTCTCGATCTGGCATTACAAGCTGGACGAGATCGAGGAAGTCGCCGACCCGTCCACATGGCTGAAAGCAAATCCGAACCTCGGAAAGACCGTCACATACGAGGTCTACCACCTCGATGTTGAGCGAGCTGAGAAAGCTCCCGCTTCCCGTAACGATATTCTGGCGAAGCGGTTCGGCATTCCGATGGAGGGTTTCACATACTTCTTCTCGTACGAAGAAACTCTCGTACATCGACCTCAGAATTTCTGGGGTATGACCTGTTCGTTGGGTGCAGACCTTTCGATGGGTGACGACTTCTGTGCTTTCACATTTTTGTTCCCGCTTCGTGGCGATCGATTCGGAGTCAAGACTCGAAGCTATATTACGAATCTGACTTTGATGAAATTACCCGGGGCACAACGCCAGAAGTACGAAGAGTTCATTCATGAGGGAAGCCTTCACGTCATGGAAGGAACTGTCCTCGACATGATGGAGGTTTATGACGACCTCGATCAGCATATTCAGAACATGGAGTACGACGTTCGATCCTTTGGCTACGACCCCTACAACGCCAAGGAGTTCGTAAACCGATACGAGCAAGAGAATGGGCCGTACGGTATCGAGAAGGTTATTCAGGGAGCTAAGACGGAATCCGTTCCGCTCGGCGAACTGAAGATTCTGGCCGGCGAACGTTTGCTTCTGTTCGATGAGGCATTGATGCAGTACACCATGGGCAACGCAATGATCCTCGAGGATACCAACGGTA